CAGAAGAGAATGGAAAACTGTGGATTAGAGACAACACAGGAACAGCCTTAGAAATAAGCGATGTATGGATTAGAGAAGAAGGACAACTTAAAAAAATTGATAAGATTTGGATTAGAGATGGTTCATATGCATATTCATCTACTGTTCATTATGACAACTTACCAGAACCCTTAATAGCACCACCTACACCGACATATAACGAACAGGCGATTGCTAAAGGACACAAAAGAGAACTATATGTTCCTCAAGCAGCAGGCGATTCAAATAGTACTGGTACTATAAATGATTCAGCAGTTCTTAGTTACATTGCAGGACGACCTTGGTTAAACGACGCAGAATATGGGATTCTTGATTTTGAAACCCCATACATGAGTTGGTTGGCTCAAGGCGTAAGCAATCCACCAGATGATAATTATTATCAAGCATTGACTGAAATGATAGATCTTATTCAACAAGTTAAGGCTGCATTTCCGCAGATTAAGTGGGCTTTTTATGGTGAGCCAAATGTCAGATTTTTTGTTTATGACAATACTTGGTATGGCTTAGAGCAAAGTAATCAACATCATTTAATAAATGAAAGATTAGACCAGTATGTAGCAGCATATGGTCCACTTCTTGATAAGCAGGATTACATATCACCTTCATTTTTTGATAAATATGTAGCCCCAGAAAGATCTGAGCAAACTAAAAGATGGGTGCATTATAATATAGAAGCAAGTAAAAGACATAATGAAGAAAGAAACCAAAACAAACTAATAATTCCAATGCTATGTCCAATGTATCAATATATAAATATTGGTGATGATTACTTGCCAATATTTGTAGGTAGTGAAGAAGTAAGAGATGAAATGATTTATCCAGCATTGGAAAATGGGTCGTATAATAACTTTACTTTATGGTCTGGTCAAACTTTTTGGGTACCAAGTGCGTTTAATCTATCGACATATCCTCTAGATTGGACAGTTCTTCCACAAAACGAACAAGCCATGGGTCAACGAATAAGCAGATATAGAGCAGCATATACTGAAGAATTTTTTAATGGTGTTGCCCCAGATTGGAACAGCCCAGAAGACGAAGAAACACTAAGGCACGCTGTGTGCCAAAGAATGATTCAATACATGGATGACATGAAAGCAGATGCTATTGAAAAATTACAAACCAATCCAATAACACAATTGGTATACGAAATCTAAAGGAGAGATACAATGGAAGGAAGGCACCCAGACTTATCAACTGTTTTACAATTGCTTCAGATAGTAATTATTGCTATAGGTTTGGCTGGAGTATTTGTAAGAGTAGGTGAGTATCAGGCAAACCAAATCTACAACACAGGCCAACTACAGGATCTAAAAGAAATTGTAGAAGAGTTGACCAAATCGCAGATTGAGTTTGTTGCAACAGATGCTGCTTTAAAGGAGAGAATAGATGCGCTTAGAGTACGCATGGATCGTCTTGATCGTTCTAATTAATGGGTGTTCCCCTTCCAAACAAATAGGAAAGAATGTTGTAGAGGTTTCTAGAGTAGCACAGTCAAGCAAAGAGCGATTCCAAACTATTGAGGAAGAGGTCCGTAAAACCGAGCATATGGATGTTCTGCTCATCAGTGATGAAGCAAAACATGGAGCAAAAGAACAACAAGATATTATTGATATTATGTATAACACCGTGGAACTGTTACCAGAGATTGATGACACAGTTCCATGGTGGGCACCAATACTGGAATACGGATTGTTGTCATTAGGAATCATAGGAGCCTTCGTCATCCTATGGTACCTTGGATTGGGAAAACCAATTAGAGCGTTTATGAGATTGTTTGCCTCAATGATTCCCGAAGGGAAGAAAGAAACTGCAAAGTTGATGATTGAGGCAGAGGACGATACTTCCAGAACAAGCATCAGAGAAGCCGTGGCTGTTCTCAGAGCAACAGACAAGGACTTTGATGCTGCATACAAAAAGGAGAAAAAACAATGGAAGCATTCCTAGGAAGTTTGTGGTTTGCTGGGCTGATGTGCCTAGCCGGATACATCGCAGGATGTGTATTTCCCATCTCTAAGATTAGAAGTCTTATTCGATGAAGAGTAAAGTACAGATCTTAAATGAGATGCTACTGGATTCACTTGTTCGGGATCTCAAGGATCCTGACAAGTGTACTCCGGGGCTGTATACTGTCATCCGTGGCATCATCAATGACAATAGAGAGTCGGCAGATGGCATCCCAAGCCAAGCCCTTGAAGAAGTAACCAAGGCAATGTCCGAGGCTGCACCCTTCAAGATCAAGGAATCTACATATTGATTAAACCTACTGAAGAAGTCGTTAATGATTTCAGGAACCATGTGTTCTTTTGCATGAAGCACCTAGGACTTGGAGAGCCTACCCCCATGCAATATGAAATCTCAAGACAACTTCAGTATGGGCCAAACGATTTCATTCTGGCGGCTGGGCGTGGAACAGGGAAGTCCACGCTCACCGCCATGTTTGCCTCATGGTTCATGATGGCAAACCCAAACAAGACTGTATTGGTGTTGTCTGCCACCCAACAGAAAGCCATTGAGTTTGTGTCTCAAACAAGAAAGATCTTGAACATGGTGCCATACTGCAATCACATGATTCCAGATGAGCATACCAAGGACTCGGCACTTGGCTTCAATCACAATATCAGAACATCATTCACACAGGATCTATCCTGCACTGCCAGAGGATCCACCTCTCAGATCACAGGACTCCACGCAGATCTCATCATCTGTGATGACGTAGAGATCTCAACCAATACCCAAACAGTAGAAGCAAGAGAGCGTCTTCTTCACAAACTAACCGAACTAGAGTCCGTCAGGAACAAGGGATCAAGAGTCCTGTTCCTAGGGACACCGCACTCTGCGGAATCAATATACACAGTACTCAAGCAATCATATCCAATGGTCAAGTATCCTGCTCTCATGCCTGACCAAAGCCTTCCCGGTGAATCCGAGGATGTTGCTGATTGGATATGGGATCTTAGTTTTGCTGCTGGCGAGTCCACCCAGCCTGAGCGTTTTGATACGGAAATGCTCATGGAACGCAAGGCTAAGATTGGACCCAAGGCTTTTGCCTTGCAATACATGCTTGATACTACCCTGTCAGATATAGACAAGTATCCGTTGAAGCTGTCCGATCTCATCGTATTCGATGTACCGTTTGACAAGGCTCCAGAGAAAGTCATCTGGCAGGGTCAAAACGCCAATAAGAAGATGCCTAGTTGGGGATTGGGTGGGGATATGATCATGGAACCTATGCACATATCCTCAAACTATGTGGACTATCAACATAGACACATGGTCATAGATCCCTCTGGTCGTGGAGCAGATGAGACTGCGGTATGCATCGCTTCCACGGCTGGTGGGATGATCTATATCCATGAACTTGTTGGATGGGAAGGGGGATACAATGATGCTGTCCTAAACAAAATTGCTAAATTATGTTTGGAATATGGCATCAAAATGGTACGGGTAGAGTCCAACTTTGGTGATGGTCTCTTTTCCAAAGTCATTACCCCATTCCTCATTGAGAACTGTGGGCGTATAGGCATCGAGGAGTTCCGTGTATCGGGGCGGAAGGAAGCAAGGATGTTGGATACCCTAGAGCCTGTGATGGCCCAGCATCGCCTTGTATGGGATCGTAGGGTAGCCAAGGATGAGAAGAACCAGATCCAACTCACACGCCTTACAGACGAACGTGGGTGCCTCAAGCACGATGACCGCATTGATGCCCTTGCCAGTGCGGTGGATTTCTACAAGGACATGATGCAATACAACACAGATAGACTTATCCAAGATAATAAACAAAAAGAATGGGAAAATATGGTTGCTAGTTGGGCTAGCGATTTCAGGGCTTCTGACTGGATTCCCCACAGTGGGGCTATTCGCGAACTGACAGCCAAGAAGCAACAAAAGAAAAGTAACCAATGGGGATGGAGGTAACATATGGATTTAGGAGCAATTGCACTAGGTGCTGGCATAGTAAGCGGTATTTTTCAAGGTATTACAGGTAATGCTGCTGCTAGGAGAAGAGAACAGCAAGCACAGCAGGCTTGGGTCCAAGGAGAAATGCAGAAGGCTATCAACAATGGTAAGCAATTATTCAATGCTTCCTATGCCCAGCAGCAACAAATGGAACGAAATGCTGCCATTCAACGAGCAGCATATCTTTTTGAAAGCGATTCACTTAAAGCACTTAGCCTCCAAAAATCATTTGCAGATGGGGAGATGAGCAAAACCTACAGACAAATGAAAGGTGCATTAGGCAATCAACTGGCAGCGTCCAAAATATCTGGAGGTACAGCAAAAGCATTGAGCCTAGCACAAAGTGCAAACTTTCTAAACCAAGCAATGCAGTCAGACAAAAACTATAAACAAACAGAAAACAATATCAAGAGACAAATGGAGAATATGATGAATCAACAACGCTTTGATTTAATCATGCCCAACCTACAGTTATCCAGTCAAAAGCCAATAGGAGAATCCTATGGGGCAATGAATATTATTGCAGGAACAGCAAGTGGTCTTGCGTCAGGTCTTAGTGCGTATGCTAATGTTTCTGGCATGGAAACATTAGCATCACAAGTCGGACAAACACCTGCACCATATTATCTAGCAAGACCTTAAGGAGACTTTAAATGATTGATCCAAGAATGATTCGACCAGAGGCAGTATCCCCTAATACTGATGTCGTTACACCATCCCCACAATACTATGGACAGGGGCAGGTTGTTGGAGGACAAATCCAACTTGGAGATGTCTACGGTCGTCTTCCCAGTCAATCACAAGAAGAATACATGTATGGTAATCTGGCTAATATTGCAAATGCTGCAATGGGACTGGCACAGATACCGGGTCAACTAGAGCAGGCACAAAGAAGGCGAGATCAAAGACATGATCAGGATGCTATCAATGCATACCAAGTTGAGTTAAATAAGATCGAGCAAGCCTCACTTAATGGAGAATCATTCTACAATTACAACAATAATGAATATCCTATTAACAGACCAGAAGGAAAGTCTCAACTAGAATTGGATATTCAAGAAAGAATGCTTGGTAATCTTATTACATCTGGCGGGAAAGCAGAAGCATCTAGGCTTAAAACAGCAATCTTAGCACAAAGAAACCAAGATATTGATGGCAGATTAAATGAACTTTTTATTGAATACAAAAAAGAAGTAGACAGGTTTAACAGAGATAATCTTCCATTAGACCCTGCCGCATTGGATATAGCATTTAGGTCTGATGTAAA